GTTCGATCTTTTGCTACAGGTAAAGGTGGGGCAAGAAAAGCTGATTCAGATTTGTTAAGACCAAAGAAGAAGAAAAAATCAAAAAAATAATTTATAATGAAATCTATGCCGTATCATAAAGGAAAGAAAAAAAAGAAAAGCAAATAGGAGATAGAAATGTTTTTATTAAATTGGATTAGTGATCTTTTAGTTGGTTTAAGTGTTGTTATTTGTATAGCTTCTATATTATCTACACTAACACCAAGCGAAAAAGATGATAAGTGGATTGGTAAGCTTTATGGTTATTTAGATCTAATAGCTTTAAATTTTAAAATTAAAAAATAATGCCTTTTTCAAAATATTCACCAAAACAAAAAAAATTAGCTAGAGTTGCTCCACCTCGTAAAAAAATAACAGGTGCAGACTTCAAAGCTTTACAAAAAAGAAAAAAGAAGAAATGAAGAAATCAGTAAAAGCGCCAAAGGGTTATCATTTTATGATTAAAGGCAAAAACATAAAATTAATGAAAAATCCTAAAGGTGGTTTTAAACCACATAAAGGCGCTAAATCTTCTATATCTTTTGATGTCGTAAAGATTCACTCAAAATAAAAATGTCTAACACAATATTAGATTTGGTTGTCGGGCCTGTTTCTAATATTCTTGATAAATTTATTGCTGATAAAGATCTTAAAGCAAAACTACAACATGAACTTAAAACAGAATTGCATAGAGCAAATCTTGCTCAAATTGAAGTTAATAAGATGGAAGCCCAATCCCGTCATTGGTTTGTTGCGTCTTGGCGGCCTTGTGTGGGGTGGATTTGTGCTATTTCACTTGGTTATCACTTTATTATTTCGCCCATTACGATATTTGCGTTATCTGTCTCAGGGCTTTCATACGATATTCCAGAGTTTGATATGAACTCATTATTAACAATTCTTCTTGGTATGCTTGGGCTTGGTGGTCTTAGGTCTTATGAAAAGAAAAATAACTTAACAAAATAATATGTCTGTAAAAATTAGAAAAATAGATTCAAAGATTTAGGTATCTATGGTAAAAAACATGATAATATTACACCATATCAAAGGAATATATATGGAATTTAGCCCCTACATTGTTTGGAATATTTTTATCACATTAGTATTAGCGCCTTTAATGTATTCTATAAGACAAAATTTTACTGAAATAAAAAGAGTTGATATATTATTAAGTAAGACTAGGGAAGAAATCCCAAGTAGATATATAACAAAAGAAGAACAAAAAAACGATATGGATCAAATATTAGATAGGTTTGACAAGCTAGAAGAAAAGCTAGATAGAGTTTTTGAGGGTAGGACATAATGGCAAAAGGAGCTTTGACAGGATTAACACCAGAAGAAATCGCCGCACTTTTAGCTGGTGGTGGTTCAGACAATCTTACGGGTAACGAAGGAATGTCTCCAATAGTAGTCCCACCATCATCATCAACAATAGATCCATCAGCTTTTTTATCAGGATTAAATTACGCAAGGCAAATATCAGGCGGTGGCGCAATTCCAATGCAAATAGATCCGGGGGTTTCATATTCTACAGCTTCACCATCAGGATTTACTCCATCAAATGTTCCAGCTTCATATTTTGATTTATTGCCCTCACCCTTTCCGCCTGCATCAGACGGTGGCGGTACAGGC